CCCATTTTCTATCTACCTCCTGTAAAATATTTTACAGGAAAGTAGATTTGTTTTATATACAACTAGAAAATTTTCAGGATTCTTATTTTCCGAAATCTCATGATTTTATTTTACCACTTACAACTTTCTGTAGGTATCTACTAAAGTAAAAGTTATAAGTTCCTCTATAGGTTTACTATATCTGCCTATAATCTCTTCATTTTCTCTTCTAAATCTTTCTAAATCTCTTAATTTAGCTAATTGCCACTGTTCAAACTTAAATCCAACCTTTAATTCTTCCTCTTTGTGTCTTTCGAGGTTTCTTTTCATGGACCTAATCAATTCTAATTCCATTTCTTCATATATCTTTCGTATATCATATGCTTTATCTTTTTCATTATTCTTATTCTTCATCTTCTACCACTTCTTTGCTTTTATCATCTCCTTTAATATTTAATCCATCTATACTTGCAGCAGGTTCATCTAGTACATAATCACCTTGTCTAATCCTTTTAACTTCTAGTTTCTTTTCTTCTTCGGTCCAGGTATCTCCATATAATTCTTCAATACACTGTTCTAAACTCATTATTCCATAGGATTTTGCTTTGCCTACTACTTCAACAACAGTTCCGAAATCAGGGCTTGCATATTCTCCAAAGGTAACTGATACCTCATAATCCTTTGGAACTCTTTTCTTCATGTTGTCATATACTTTTAATGTTGTATCCACCAGCATAGGTATAACTTTATATAAGGTGTCGATTATTTTCCCCCTAGTATATAAAGTTGTCTTTTCTTTTTCTCTTTGGGCTTCTGCATTGTCTGTCTTTTTAAGGTCTATTCCCAAAGTACTAGGAGATATAATCCCTTGCAAACACATATCCAAAGCATTAGCATATGATTCAACGAAAGCCTCATAGTTTATATCTGCTTGTATCTGATCTATCTGATATTTTGCATCTTCTGCTCTTGGACTGCCAACTTTTATGAATTGATTATCAAATGGATTAGGCCTCATTATTGCTCCAGACTTTGGATCTTTAGGTACTAAATCCTCTGGAATATAGTTCTTTACCCTTCCTGCTCTTATAGCATCTATCCATTGGGATATTACTTCATCAAGTGCATCAAAAGTATCGCTTTTTCTTTCAAAAATAGAAGCTCCTCTATTTTCAAATTTGGCTGACTTAAAAAATTTCATTGGTACAGCCATTAAAAAATCACCTGTAAACGTTACTTTCCCCAGGTAACTAATTTCAGGAACTTTTGTTAAAGGAACTTCTTTGTCATTTCTATCATATAGCTTATAATCTATATATCCTTTTCCATAGATTTCTTCTAGTTTATATGTTTCTTTCTCATATGTGTAATAGCTTATAAATACTATTTCTTGTAGCCTTCCACGTTTATATCTATATTTAACATCTGTCCCTGAATAAAACTCTAATATTGGATACTGCGTTAATTCTGTATCTACGCTTAATTTAAAAACTCCATCTCCATCAACTAAAGTTTTCTGTATTGCTTCTTGTAATAGCTCTTGAAATCTATTATCTTCTGCTGTTTCGTTCCATATTTTTTGACTCTCTTTATCTTCTACAGTTATATTATCTAAATCAGATATTACTATATCGGTCAGCTTATCTACTATTTGAGCTGGTAATCCACTATGAATCTTTCGAATACTTGAATCTGCACTAGGAACTGCTGCCCAAAATCTACTTCTGCCAACATCATCTATTGCAGCTTGTTTAAAGAACTGGTCCAGTTCTGAAGGATCTCCTCTATACCAGACCCTATTTCTTAGTACAGTTCCTGCATGGGATAATGGCTCTTTAATAGATATTTGTTGGTCCTGTGCTGGCTGTATGTTGAGTAATTTTGCTGCCATTCTTTTTATCACCTCTCTTAGCCCCATGGTTTAACCTCCTATGCTTTTATTGGTTTAAGCATTTAATTTTATTACTTAAAACACTTAATTCTAACATCTTTATAAGAAGCCTTCCTGTTGCATTTTCTATTTCCCTCTTAACATCTTCTCCATTCTCCTCTTTTTCATCCAATACTATCATTTCATCCATTATGTCAGCACACTCTCTAAATAAATCTCTAGCTTTAATCAAATTTTTATTTTTCATTGTTATCCTCCTATTCCTATCATAGTTCTAAATGGCATCCATCCATACTGTGATGCGTTAATAGTGTGGTCGTTCCGATCTTCAGGCTCATACTTGTCCTCTTTCCATGAGTAACTTTCTAACTCTCTAATATGATTAACACAATGGTCTAACACTATATAATCAGCTTCCGGCTTAGTCTCATTAACATTAATCCAGCCTAGCATTAGATGTATTCTATCTATTACTTGCACCTTCTTGTATGAATTTAAGAAATTATAAATGCTTCCATGCTGCCTTTTATATTTCTTTAGCTCTGTTATTGTAGCCTGGTCCGCATTGTCTATGAATACATCCCTGGCAAAGCCCCACTTTTTCCTATTCCTCTCTAGAAAAGTTATAAGCCTTGCAGGAATATCGCTAGGAGCTAATGGAATTTCTAGATTAGCATTGTTGTATACTTCTTCATCCAGGATAATCAATTGACCTTTACTTGTAATACCTTGGAATATAAATGCTATCGTATCAGGACTTTCTTGTGAGTACGCAGTATCTACACCACATGAGAATATTTCAAATTTGAGAGGATCATCTTTATCAGCCATTTTTTTCTTTAGCCAATCAATGGACCTTACATTGTTCTTCCTTGAGAAATTCGGAAATACTAACCCTGTAGCCCTACCTCTAAGCCCTTGAATCTTATTCTTGTATAACTTTGTGCCCTTAGGAACATTGGTTATTATCTGCTCTAGTTTTTCTTTGGTTAAACCCAAATTATGCTCAAAAGAAAAAAACCAGTGTGTCCAACCTGGTTTTGGCTCTTCGTCTAGCATATTATTCAATTCTTCTGGAGCATCGTCTTTGTATTCAGGCAGTGGTCTGCTGTGGTTTATATACTCTTTATAGATTGGCAAACTTGGATCGTCAGGGTTAAGAGTGGCTAACAAATAATCACATCTCATGGAGATTTCCCTAACATAATCCATGTCAGCTATGTTAATCTCATCTATATAGACACATCCGTATTGGCCACCTAGAGCTTTTTTCCACCTAGACTTATTGTCGTAACCTAATACATAAATAATTTTAGTTCCATTTGATGTTTTATAAATTATATGCGGTAATGAATGTTCGCCTTTACCACTGGCATTGTACTCAACTAATCCATCTCTACTGGTTTTTTTATCACCAAATATATCTATAATCCCTAGGTCCTTATTAATAATATTCTTTTCTATGGTCCCCAAGTCAAGGCCTGATAGAACATGCAACTTCTTAGGGCTGTCGGCAACCTTGAGCATGAACTTAACTATGCCTACAGTAGTTTTCCCACTGAATGTAGTTCCTTCCATGAACTCCACAGGCGCATCATGCTTAAGGAAAGCCTTGTACTTATCCGATAATAAAATTTGTTCTGTCATGCTATCAATCTTCCTTGAGCTGTTTCAAAATCGAATCCAACTTGGCTTTTGTTTCTGTTCTGTCGTCTACATCCAGCTTATCTGTAAATAAAGCATATCTCTTTCCTAGGAGCTCAGCAGCCTTTATTCTTTCCTTTGCAGACAACTGTTTTTTTATTACCCTTGCCCTGCTCTCATAATCTCCTATACCTTCTACTACTACAACTTCTTCCTCTATTTCTCCTCTCATTGCAGCAGTAAGATGTTTAAGGACCTCGTCCGCTTTTGCTATTCTTTTATCTTCCATCTCTTTCAATTTATTATCAATGTAATTTTTGATGTTAGGTTTTGTTAGGTTTTCAGCTCCAATAAACCTTGCTGTTTTCGCACTGTATCCCGCTCTAATAGCCGCCTCAGTTGCATTCCCGGTTTCAATATAATAATCACAAAATCTCTTCTGCTTTTCTGTTAGCTTCACATCACCTCACCTGCCCTAGTCGGTTATTTTATATTTTGTTATTATGCATGAAAATAGACATCCGAAAGGATGTCTTAAAAATTTAATTCAAATGTAATATCTTCACCAATAGTTTTATAGTTTTCATCACGTGGTGCTGATATTATATACTTAAAACTTGATATTTTACTTGCCTCTGAATCTAGCAAGAAGTATACATTACCTTCTTTAATTACTTCCCCCATGTAGTCTCCTCCAACATCATCTGATAAGAATATAGCAGCATCTTTTTGTTCTTTGGTATTAGTTACTATAATCCCCTGATCTGGATAAATTGCATTTGTATTCTTGCTTTCATTCTCTACTTCGATATATAGTGTTACTACTGTAACTTTGTCTTTATTATCAAATAAATATTTTATATCCTCATTTGGTTCCACTTCTGCAACTTGCATTTTTT